CATTGAATACTGGTTGGTCTGCGACAGCTACCGGTGGTGCTTGGTCATTGACATCGAAGGCCGAAACTACATGCTCCACAACGGGTACCTGAATCCGTATGGTTCCCCCAACCAGTACGGTGCGCCTATCGCCTTAGGCGGCTCCTGTGAATTGAAAACCACAGGGCAGAATCCGCAAGGCGAGGATGACTGGGGCTTCACCAGCCCGGCCGACAAGAATCTATACCTCTCGATGCCTACCGGGGCTTGGATTGAGTTTTCCCATGGCTCGACTGCTAATAGAAACAAGACTACCAATGTCGTTTGGCCTTCGAGAACAAACATTAACGTGGGGCTCTACCAACCGTATGAGGGGAACATCAAAGGCTGCTGGTCGAGTGACCCGGCTCAGCAGCACTTTGTCCTTCCTCTGACTCCTAACTCAAGCAACCCGGCTGATGAAGTGCTCGGGGAATTTGAAGGGCTGTTCAAGGTGCAGGGGTGGGAGCTTAACTCCCAGGATACTTTTATGATTTCAGCCGAAAACTATATGGTCTTCCAGAACGGGTTTCGGGACGGCATCAAAGAAATGTGGGCCATGAAGCTGGTCTGAGGAGATAAATAGAAATGTCTGTATCAACAGGAATTGCGCTGGGTCCAAAAGACCTTATGGCGAGGGTGAAAACCTTCGCGGAAGCGAACGGCTGGACCACTCTGTACTCTGCCCCGGTGATAGGTTTTGAAGCCACCAGGAATAACTGGGCATTCAAGAAAACCATTCAGAGTGTTGAGCGGTTTTTCTACATGCAGGCCCAAGACGATACCCTTGAAATCAACATCATGGGGATGACCGGATGGGACAACAGTTCGGCAGCGGTCATGGACGATGCGGAAGTACAACCGGGTCACACTGCCAACTGGGCACAGTCAAACTACCTGCAGGTACCGATGCGCCGGTACTGGATCTTTGGTGATACCGACTACATCCATGTGGTAATTGAGATAACCACCAATGTTTTTGGTCACTTCGGTGTAGGGGTGGTCACCAAGCAGGCCCCCTATATAGGGGGCGAGTACATTTACGGCACCTGGAACTACACCTATAACGGCACCCCAGGAGGTGTTACCCATCAGTACAATGGCTGGCCCTTTGACAGCTACCCAGACCACGAGTCTACTCACCCTGCTTCGTATGGTGCGATCAGAGCGGTAGGAGATGGCGCCCCTGACGGTTGGTACTACTTCACCAACTCCGATCACACCGATGTGCGTATCGCCAAAGGGCAGACACGGATGGGCTCTTATGCCCATGACTTGATTGAGCGGTCAGGGCCTATTGACTACTCTGGCCAGGGCATGCTGGTCCCCAACTACTTGTTTGCCCGGTACTACAACATCGATCAGTGGGGATACATCGGAAGGCCGCAAGGTATGCGGGTATGCAACATGACTGCCTTCTCCCCTGCTGAGAGCTTCTTGATCGGCAGTGATACTTGGTGGGCTTTTCCCATCCGTTCAACGGCAGGGGCTGGGTTGGACTCTGGCATCTATGGGTTGGTATTCAAAGAGGTTCCGTAATGGCCGCTGTATTTGCAGTAAGGTTAGATAGCCCCCTGTTCTACCAGTCGGTCCCTACCTTCGATCACGAGGCACCAGGGGCAATCACGTACCTGGACTATGCTCCTGCTCTTGCTGTGGTAGGTGCTGTCACGCCGGGCTCTATAACTTTCAATGCCCCGAAAGCAGCCGACGTCCACAAGCTGAAATCCTACGGTGATGACCTCTTCAACAAGGTCCATGTCTACGACAGCAGCTATGACCTGGGTAATGTCCTGTCGAACAGGACGATCTACTTTGATGTGTGGAACGCATGGCTGAAAGAATCGAGAGCCATAGAGTCAATCACGCAAACAGATGTTATCGGCCTTGATCTCCTGCCTGGGGTGCAGATCCCACCGCCTGATGTCGTCATAGGGCCACAGGGGGTACTGACCTACCAAGTAGAGGTGTCCACTGTCGGGCCTCCCCAGGTTGCTGCTAATTACCAACTGAACATTGACAACGGCGAGGCCCCTTACACAGACATCCGAGGGCTGAGGCTTGCACTATTCCCGTTTGTAAATAACTGGGAAGTTCCGTTCATTGAAACCATGGAGTGGAAAACAGATGTCATCATGGCGCAGAACGGACTTGAGCAGAGAATCGGATTACGGAGATCCCCACGAGTCAGTCTAAGGCACAAAGTGTTTGCCTACCGTGAGGACTTCCGGGCGCTGCAGGCCTATGTCCGTGCAGGCTACGAGAGACCTTTCGCTATCCCGTTGCACAACGATCAGAGCTACCTCCTGCAGGCGGCTCCTATCGGATCAACAGAGTTTGAGGTAGAGACCACCAACCGGAACTTCAGGGAAGGGCAGATCGTCGCGGTCATGGCGGGAGTGGACAGCTACGAGCTTGCCTTCTGCGAGGGCATCTCCGGGAACACGCTGACTTTGCAGTCAGAGACACTGAAGGCATGGAACAAAAGAACCCCGGTCTTCCCTGTAGAGCTGGCCTTGATCCCAGCGGAGCAAAAGATAGACAAACTCTCAGGTGAGATGGTCTCTGCCGTTATTGAGTGGGAGCTGGTCAACAGCATCCCGCATGCTGCCTTTGAGCCCTCCGCTCCTGAGCTATACAACGGTTACTACGTTCTGACACGCCAGCCCAACTGGAGAGACAGCAGGGACATCACTTACTCCGGGGAGCTGATAGAGTTTGACCCGGGCACAGGCAAGCGGTACCGGGAAAAGATGAACATCGGGGACCGGGTCTCCCAGCCGTTTAAGTGGTTCCTGAACGGAAGAACTGAAATCGAGTGGTTCAGGAGTTTTCTTTACTATCTGGATGGTCGTAGGGTACCCTTCTGGCTGCACTCTGACAGCCCTGACTTCGTTATCAACGATGTTATAGACGCCAACCAATCAGGATTTTCTGTCGATGGCAACTACCTCAGCCAGCTCTACGGTGCTGACGCCGAAGACGAGATCCATGTGAGGATCCTGCTGCACGGTGGGGAAGTTTTCTATCGCAGGATGGTGTCTGCTATCGCTACTGAAGTAGGCACAGACTGGGTGGAGGTTACCAATCCGGATGGGTCAAACACCTGGGGGCACGAGATCCAACCCAACCAAGTCAAGATGTGTTCTTTCATGCACTTTGTCAGGAACTCCGCAGACCGGATACAGCTCTCCTGGATCAGCGGTGACTTCGCAGAATGCGACCTGCGGTTCACCTATGCTGGAGAATTGAACTAATGCCTTTTTCAACAGTAGAGGAAAGCACCCACGGGGGCCAGCCTGATGAGGTATATGTCTTCGCCGTTGGGGGCGACATACAACGCTACACCTCCTCCGATGCCGATGTTGTCTATGAGGGTGAAACGTATGTCGCGGTGCCTATTCAGCGAGGGGAGATCTCTCTTGACAGTGAGATCGACAAGTCCAACCTATCAATCCAGGTAGACTTCAATTTCCCTCTGCTTGAAGCGTACATGGTGATCCCTCCTGATGTGGTGGTGGAAATCACTGTCTACAGGAAGCATGGAGAGGTTGTCGATTCAGATGACTACGCCCCTATCTGGAAGGGCCGGGTAGCTTCTGTCTCCTGGAAGGAAGTCAACGCTGAGATAGAGTGTGAGAACCTTGCCACTTCTTTGAAGGCCCCAGGCCTTCGCCGGCCGTACACCAAAGGGTGCCCTTTCAGGATCTATGACCTTGATTGCAAGGTAAACGAAGAGACCTACAAAGTGGATGGTTCTGCTGTCGCTGTGACTAACAACACGGTTCAGGTAGCGGAAGCAGCAGGTCAGCCGGATGGGTATTACAGCGGTGGGTTTATAGAGTGGGACGGGCAGTACGGTAACAAGAACTCCCGCACGATCACCAACCACGTAGGGCAGATCTTGACCGTACTCTCTTCCACTTGGCCGATGGCAGCTCTGGACTCTGTATCCATCTACCCAGGCTGCGGCCAGAACTCTTCTGAGTGTAACGGTAAGTTTAACAACATGCCCAACTATGGCGGGTTCAAGAACAAGCCCAATAAAGATCCCAGCAAAGATCAGGTGTTCTAATGCACTTATTTGTCCAACTTTTAGTATCCATGGTGCTCTCTTACCTGCTTCGGCCGAAGCAAAAGAAGCCACCACCCCCTGAGATCGAGCAGCTGGAAGGTGACCTTGCGGAAGAAGGGGACTCAATTCCCGTGATCTTTGGCAAGGTGTACATGGAGCAGACTGCCCTTGTCTGGTATGGAGATCAGCGAGTCGATGAGATCAGGGAAGAAGTAGACAAGAAATGAGCGAGGTTATCATCCGGCAGGTGCATATACGCAAGGCACATATCTGCGTGGATGGGATTTATGCTTTCGCTAAACGCTATCCTGAATTCAGCGTGATAAAACTAATCAAAGAAGGCTACACGGAGTCTGAACTCTTAGCCATCTCGACAGACGAGCCGATCTTACGAGTTATTCAGATCGCTAAAGGAGCACACAATGGGTAAGGGTGGTGACGATTATGTCGTCGTAGGATATAAATACTCTCTCGGCATGCACCATGTCCCAACGCATGGGCCTGACGATGACTCCTACCTGACGGTGCATGAGTTTCTATATGGGGATGAGGTAGCGTGGTCAGGGACGATCCGCTCCAACGTCGAGGGTAACACCTCAGTGTCGATCAACAAACCAAACCTGCATGGGGGAGAGAAGAAAGAAGGCGGGTTCGTAGGTCAGGTTGACTTCGAGTTCGGCGCCGATAGTCAAGGGTACAACTCTTACATACAGGCCAAATCCCCTGCACCAATTTCAGCCCATCGAGGCGTCTTTGGTAGTGTCATGCGGAGTCCGTACATTGCAGCCAACAACCCCTACTTGAAAAAGCCGTCGTGGGTTCTTTCCCGGTACTCTACCGCACTGTCAGGAAGCTATGCCAAGAGTGCTAACGAGGGAATGAACCCAGCGCACATCATGTACGAGTGCCTGACCAATAAGAAGTGGGGGCTGGGTTACGATAGATCTGACATAGATGTTGACTCTTTCATGGCCGCAGCGGCGACACTAAATACTGAGGACTTCGGCCTCTGTCTCGTATGGGCTAAACAATCAACCATCTTTGACTTTCTGCAAGAGGTGACAGACCACATCGGGGCGATCCTCTCTATCAACCCCTTCACCGGGCAGTTCTATCTCAAGCTGATTCGACAGGAGTCTACCGAAGGGTTGACACAGGTAGATTCCAGCAACAGCAAGATGGTGGACCGGCAGGCTCCTTCCTGGGGTAACACCACCAACACCATCGCTGTGACCTACTACAACGTAGACGAGAAAGAGAAGCGATCCGTCACGGTGCATGACTCGGGGAACATTCGGGTACAGGGCAGGGTTGTCCACAGGGACACGGCTTACATGGGGATCAACAACGCTGCCTTGGCCACCAGGGTGGCTGAGCGCGACCTCCGCATGCTGTCAGTCCCGTTGAACAAGATCGATCTGGAAGTGAACAGGGTCGGCTGGACCTTGCGGCCCGGTGACATCTTTGACTACTCCAACCCGGAGCGAGGCCTGGATGGGATCGTTCTGAGAGTGGGGAACATCTCGTTGGGGACACTGACGGCAGGGACGATCAAGGTCTCCTGTGTGCAGGACGTCTTCTCCATGCCGGAAACCACCTACTACACTGAGGAGCCCGGTGGCTGGGTTCCTGCAGACGGGGAGCCTCAGGAGCCTCCTCGTCGCCTGCTGGTGGAGAGCCCTTACTGGCTGCTTGAGCGCAAGATGTCTGACGCGGATCTGGAGGTACTGACTGACCTGGACACGTTCGTAGGCGGTATCGCCACCAGACCTACCGGGCTTTCCTACAACTATGAGCTATGGACCCGGGTAGGTGCGGAAGTTTACATCAGACGCAGCGTCGGCGGTTGGGCTCCCTGCTATGAACTGACCGCCGACATAGGCGAAGATGATGGGTACTTTTCTTACCTGCAGGTCAGCGAGATTTCAGACGGAGATCGGATCGAAGTTCCGAAGCTGGCTTTGCTGGGGGATGAGCTGGTCTGGATCACTGCGGTCAATTCTTCTTTTACCCAGTTGACAGTTTACCGGGCGATGATCGATACGGTTCCTGCTACGCATACAGCGGGTGCCCTGGTCTACGTCTTCCAGACCTTCGACTCAAAAGACCCTACCAAGTATCTGGCCGGGGAGACCGTGGATGCCAAGTTCCTTACTGTGGCTTCTGGCGGGACACTGGACATCGCAGATGCGAACCAGCTGGAGCTTATCACTGTAGGTAGACAAGGCAGGCCCTATCCTCCCGGTGCTGTACGAGTTAACGACGAGGACTATTTCGCCCCTGAGTTTGAAGGCGGGTTTGAACTGCACTGGTCCCACCGGGATCGCCTTCTGCAGATAGAAGAAGCCCCCACCTTTTGGAACGCCGCAAGTATCGGCCCAGAACCAGGGACCACCTACAACCTCAGCCTGTACGGTGATGACGATGGCTTGTTGAGAACCATCACCGGCATCACTGCTGACAACTACGTCTATGCCTTGGCTGACGAGCTGGCTGACCGTGCCAAACCTCCTGTAGGTCTGACGCCTATCACAATGACTAACCCGGATGCGGAGACTGGAGACATCGAAGGATGGGGACAAAATCCTATAGTCGGGAGCATGGGGGCGTATCCAGGGTATTCCACAGTGTCACCTCACAGCGGGACTTACTGCTTCATGGGCAATGAGGTTCCCCTGTTTCAGATACCAAACGATCCCATCAACTTAGTAGACGCCGGGATACTGGCGGCAGAGTTGGACAGTGGCACTGCTTACATCACAGTAACGTGGTGGCAGAACTCTTTGGCAGGGAATGATAAGGGGCGGGTGGGGCTTTGGTTTTTGAGAGAGAACCAAACCCCGATTTCACAAGTTTTCTCTACTGCTACAGCCCCGGTAGTTTGGACTCAGTATTCCATGCGGGTTCAAGTGCCCTATGATTCTCAGGGGATAAGGCTGGTAAAGGTAATCCTGGAGGGGGAGAGATTCTCTGGGGACTTCTGCACGGTGTTCTTTGATGACATCACACTTGAGTATGACCTTCAGTCACAGGCTAATCAGTACATCCGATATGTACTGGAGTCAGAGCGGGACTCGTTGAAGAGTCTCCAGAAGTATGACACCACAGTGCAGCGTCCTACTGGCAATCTGGCCCCGTACTCAAGGTACAAGCAGACCTTCCAGATGCAGAACTCGAATGGTGCGCTAGGGAAGGTAGGAACACACAACGACTACACTGTCATGCTGCACGTAAGAGACAAGATCAATCCCTCAGGTACCAGGATCGCGTCTACGATGATAGATGGCTCCAGGGAAGACGGGATGGACCTGATCGTAACTGATTCGACAGGCACCATCAGGTACCCAAGGATAGTGCATCGATTTGACAAGCGGGGGTTAGAGCTGATCATCTTCTTTAAGATGCCAATCTGCGCTGCTTATTCTGAGGACGGCAAATTCAATCTGTACACGGGATCAGGTCTGGACATCCCCAATGACACGGGTGCTTTTGACGATGACTATGCCTGCGTATGTTACCTTGACGAGCCTGACCCAAGAGACCTTACCGCCAACGCCTGCCCGATAACTATCGAAGAGGTGAATGGTGGTAAGACAGGATCTTACTTGGAGACAGAGACCTCTCCCAATGTTCCGGCAGAGCTGGGCATAACCCATGACGAAACGGACTGGTGGTTGTTCAGTACGAACCAGATCACCAAGACGGATGCCTTCTGGAGCACCACCGTCCAAAACACCAACCCTCTCGGGGCTATCAGTGGGGCTCCAAACACGATAGGGGACGGGTTCTATTACCAGGGCTACCTGTACGTCCCGGCGATGCGGTTTGTGAGCTGCGGGGATTACGATACTGTCTCGCTGTGTCGGTTCGATGCAGCCACCCTGGCTTTTGTGGATGAGGTGGACATCACCCCCTCTGGAGCTGCAGCCACTTCCTGTTGCCGAAAGTACAAAGTATACGAAAATGAGATCGCAGTAGTCTCGTACTGCCACAACAACAAGATTTTCCTTTATGACTTTGACTCTGACCCCAATCGCGGGTTTAAGGGGGTCATCCAGCTGTCGTCACCCATCGAAAAACCGGTGGGTATCACAATGGTTGGAGGCTTCTTCTTAATCAACTCTGAACAGGACTCGGTTACTTACAAGGTGGCTCTCGATGGTACGGTTGTTGGGCAGGTTTACTTTGATGACTCCGCGACCTTTTACCGAGGGCTAACCAGCAACGACAACGGGGTAGACCCTTATGTGGGGACTGATGCGTGGATTCTGCTGGATAGCGGGATCTCTGACCGGACGATAAGGAAACTTGAAAAGCTGGGCGGGATGTTCTTTCCTGGCTCTGATGTGGATGACGCTAATCCGAACTCAGGGGCCTACTTGAAAGTCGAACTCCCAGCGGATTACGACCAGGGAACTCTCGAGGTTTTCTATGAGCCGGGGGATTTGAAGGACAGGGCTGTAGCTTCCTGGGTGAACGATGTCGCTCTGCCTTCTGCTGACGAGAGGGTAACCATCGACACGACAAGCGGTGTTGGTCTTGTTGGGGTGTGGGATCCGGGTAACGGGAGGATGCTGGCAGGGGATGTGACCTACACCCCCGGGGTGAACTACGCAGCTTTCAGATTTGAGAAAGGTGGGGACAGGCAGATAGCCTATGGCAGGGGTACAGGGAACGACTTCAACACTACGCTTCCGAACACTGTTTCAGCCTTGACGGTGGACTTGCCTACTGGGAAGACTCACCTACTGATTGGGGTAGAGGATGCTGATGCGGCGGGGATATTCAACGGGGTGGTTAGAGGGTTCAGATTTTCCAAGGTAGTGAGGGATGACTTCTACCTGAAGTCGGAGTTCAACAACGAGAACTCGCCTTACTACATGTGGACGGATCTCACAAACTACCAGAGCGGCGTGTACTACGTCTGAGGGGGGGACTAAATAGGCACCAAATAGTGCCTATTTAGTCCCGGTCTAGTACGTGCCGTGCTGAATGAACTCAGAAAGAGCACTGCAGTTGCACTCCGTGTGAGAGGGCTCTCCCCATAAAGCCCAGGCCAGGGTCATGGCCTTCCGGTAGTCGGTCCAGTGACAGTAGTAAATGAAGGGGTCATAGTTGTGCCAGAAGCACGGGATGATTCTCATCGCTCTTTCAGGAACTGTTCGATCTCGTCCCAGTTCTCAGCAACGTCTGCCAGGGTGGCCTTGACGTTCTCCTCCTCCTCGTTGACCTTCTGCCATTCCCTGGCGTTGATCAGCGAACGGATCTCGTCGGTCAGTAGCTCCTCCAACGTCTTCGGGTCCAGGGCATCCAGCTCCCAGCAGGTGTGGCCGAACTTCTTGATGTAGTCACTGGCACGGGAGTCGGTGACCTTGGTCGGGTTGGGTGGTGGGGTGTGCTCTTCCACCTGATCCATGTTGAGGGCCAGCCGCCTGACTTCGACACTGCCCCCTTCGTTATGACCTCCCCACCGGGCTCCGGAAAAGATCTGCAGCCGGTGGTTGTTGTCTCTGGTCATGTCCACCCCTGAAGGGTCATGGTCCCCCAGGTGCAGCAGGATGCACTTCTTGCCTTTGCCCAACTGGTAGTCGAACCGCTGACCTGCCCTCCAGGCCTCGCTGGCTGAGAGGTAACCCTTGCAGGCCATGTGAGGCACCAGATACTTGTCGCAGACCCTGGCCAGCACGTTGCCAAGAGCTTCCTTCTCCACCCAGGCTTCCACGTACACCTCTTGCCTTGCCCACCTGTCGAACCGGATCAGATCCGGCAGCTCCATGATGGGTGACATGTAGTCCTCGTCGTACCAGAAGCTGTTGTGGGTCCGGTTGCGATCTTCAATGGCATTCCAGGAGATCATGCCAGCCATCCTGGCTTTGGTTATCAGTGAACCGATCCGCTTGTAGCTCTTCTCCGTGTTCTCGATCAGGTCACGGGAAACGAACTGGTAGTAAAGCTGCCTCAGTGTCAGCGTGTACTCATCTGCCTCGTACTCCGCGATGATCTCATTGGCGTCAGTCACCAGAGCCAGAGAGGCTGCTGATGGACACCAGTCTTCATATACAATTTTCATTCGTCCTCCTTCAATATGATGCCCTTGTAGCAGGCATCGCACTCGCCTACTTCCTGGTCATTGTCGTCGTGGATGATTCCCTGGACGCAGCCCGGTGCCCTGCACCACAGGGCCTTGGCTTTGGGTGTGGCGAAGATCCTGTGGAAGCCACTGCGTTCCAGGTAGCCCTGCTCAATCAGCCGCTCAGCCAGGGCACCGACCTTGACCGGCATCAGGTTGTCTCCGTCCCAGTACGAGGTGCCGCCATAAGGTGACTCATGAATCTGCCACCCATAGACGACAGCCGGTCGGATGAATTTCAGCTCTCGGAAGTTCATGTGCTCTCCTTCGGGTTGATCCGTTCGTCACAAGGCTCATCAAAATCCTTCCCACACCCGTCACATTTGCAGTAGTGGAAGACGTCGATGCACTCCTTGATCACTGAGACAGTGCCGCAGTAGGGACAGGTCATGACCTCCTCTGCACACTCTAGGCAGATCATGCCGCACCCAACTGAATGACGTTCCCACCCACGGCCATGTCCAGCTCCTTGTGAGTGATCACCAGGGTCTGGATGTCTGCCCCTGCCAGGAACCGCATCAGGGCTGAGGAGTGCTGCTCGTCGCAGTCAGAGGTGGGCTCGTCCATGAGCAGGATGTTGAGGCCGGCCGGCAGGCTCTTGGTCAGGGCCAGCTTGAGACCAGCCCCGATCAACGTCTTCATTGAACCAGATGCCGCTTCGATAGGCATCAGCTCGTCGTCCTCGACGTAATAGAACTCGCCCTTCTCTCTTCTGACCTCAGATATCGAGCCCCCTGTAGTGATCCTGCAGACCTCAGAGGTGTAAGCCAGTACACCCGCCCACACTCCATCGAGATATCGCGCCCTGTGGTCAACCAGGAAGCGCCTGAGCCTTTTCAGGTGGTCATCTCTGGTGGTCAGGGCTTCCAGCTTGGCTCTGGCTGAACTCAAGTCCTTTAGTTCCTTACTGACCGCGGTGAGTTCGGCCTTGACCTGGGTCAATTCCTTGGAGGTGTTCCAGTAATCCTCCTCTGACTGCCGGGCCTCCTTCTCCATGTTGTTGGTGACCTGCTGCAGCTCGGCTATCGAGGTATCCAGATCGAACCCAAGAGCCTCCAGTTTGGGTTCGACCACGGTTAGACGTTCCCCCAGATCAGTGACCAGCTCCTTCAGGCCGCTCTCGTAGCGGTCCAGGGTCTTGGTCTCCTGGCTGACTTCGTAGCTGTGGGATCTCCAGGCTTTCTCGCCCTGCTCAAGCTGCCACATGTCAGACCGAAGCCTGTCAGCCAGCTCTCGCTGCTCCTGCAGCATCTCAGGGGTGATATCAGGTATCACGAGGTGTTCCAGCAGGTCCAGCTCCTTGACGAACCTGTCACGCCGTCCTATGGCCTGTTCCAGGTCATGTTTCTTGGTCTCGATCTTGCGGATAGCCAGCCGGAACTCGTCGCGCTCCTTGATCTTGGCTTCCTGCTTGGGGGTGATGATCTCCAGTTCACCTTCCAGGTCCAGCTTCTCTGCTGTGGCAGACTTTGGATCCCAATCGTCCTCATAGGCCCGGCCACACTCAGGGCAGGAACCGGCCTCAAGAGAGACCTGCAGCTGCCGGATCTTGTGTCGGAGGTCATTCATGTGAGCCAGCATGTCCGTTGCCATCTCCTCAGCGTCCAGCTTCTCCTTCTCCAGCTCCAGCAGGTCGGACTGGTGGGCGGTCATCGCGTTCTCCAGAACCGTGACGTAGGCCTGGGCTTCTGTGACCAGCTCCTTGGACCTTTCCAGTCGGTCACCGTGGGTCTGTACCTCGCGCAGCTCTGTCTCCTGCCGCTTCACATTGCGCTGTGCTACTGCGAGGACTTCTTTCGCTTGCTCCACTTCCGCAGGAGAGACCGGAATGATATCTTTTTCCTGAAGGGCTTTAAGCCGCTTCTCCGCTTCTTTGAAGTGACCTCGTTCCGCTTCACACCGCAGCCGCGCATTTCCCAGGCTCCGATACAGTTCAAGTAGTTGTGACAGCTCCCGCAGCGTGGTTGCTGTGGCTTCTTTCTGAATCGATAGTCCGTCAAGGTTGCTCTCCATCTGCTGGGCTGAGCGATCCAGTTTCTTCTCAGACTTCTCAAGCTCAGCCACCTTCTCTGGATCGATCTTGATCATGGACAGGGCGCCGGTCACTTCGGAGAGCTTGGTACTGATCACTTTAAGCATACCGTCTACATCAGTAATGCCTGAGATCGCCTCAACCAGCCGGTTCACTTCCTGGGCTCCCAGGTCGGTAGCCAGTTGAGAGGCGCTGCCTTGGCGCATGTAGCTGATCTTCAGGAGATCCTTGATCGACATACCCAGCCGGGCCGCAATTCTCTCGTTTACTGCGGTCTTACCCGTAGCAACAGCACCTGCTTCCTCGTCCATGGAAGCCCCTGAGCGGCTGCGAGACAGCGAGAACCCGTCGAACTCTACGGTGACACCTGTTTTCTTGGTGCCTCGTTTGAATGCCACCTCACTGCCACCAGGGACACAGGCCGGGCCACCCAGAGCAAACAGGATTGACTCCATGAGGCTGGTCTTGCCTGAGTAGTTAGGCCCACAAACAAAGTTGAGGCCCGGGTCCAGCTTTACCGCCAGACTCTCGTGCTTCTTGAAGTTGTGTACTTTAAGTTCGCGCAGCATCACGCACCTCCTTGAATATTGTCTTGAGGTCAGTCGGCAGACGCGCTGCAATGAACCCCTCGAATGTCTCCTGCCTCAGCACCTCTTCAGTGCTGCCCAGTTCTACATGGAATGATCCACCTTCCGGCACCGTGCTGTCCCTGACAGCCAGCAGATCATCACCTGCAGCCCAGGCAGTTCTGACCACCTCGCTCATCTGAAAGATCTCTTCAGAGGCCACCTTCCCGGTGAGGTTCAGGAACTGGATGCCATCAAGGTTTTCGGGCAGACCATTCCACTGGACTTCCAGGGAGTGATCAGCCGCTGTCCAGTGGGTGACGCTTTCCATCTCCCTGGTCTTGGTGTCGAACACCAGGGAGCGTTTATCTGAGATGTCGGAGAAGGAAGTTGGGAAGGTGTTGCCTATGACTTCAAGCACCCCTTTCGTCTTGGTGCTGCTCACCGTGTTGGGCTCATGTTCATGACCCAGGAGCACATAGTCAAAGATGTCCATCAGGATCAGGGCATCGTCCTGGCTGAGGTTGAGCTCAGTTTCTGACAGGAACTCGGGAGGGCGGTTGTAGTTGCAGTGGAGCAGCAGGATCTTGGTGCCGCCTGTGTTGCTCTCTGCACCTTCCATCGCGCCTTGCAACGCCTCTTCAAACAAGGTCTGTGTGGTGCAATGGGGGATGGACCAGATACCAGTGCCTCCCTCGTAGAGATCGAAGTGCCACTTCGCTTCGTAGTAGGCATTGTGTTTGATCGCACCGGGGAAGATCTCTGCCATCAGCTGCATGGAGCCAACGGCATCGGCATCGTTCAGGATGTCGTGGTTACCTGCCAGAGCCAGATCGATCCCGTCCAGGCAGGTCAGTGCCTGAAGCATGACCTCTTCCGGTACTCGGTAGGTGTCGAACAGGTCGCCCAGCAAGACATGCTTGCCGGGCTTTTGGGTGAGGGTGTACAGCATGCCGTGGATGACATCCTGCAGCTTCTCTCGAGAGGCCACTGTCGTATTGGCCCTCCGGTTGGTCCCCAGGTGGAGATCTGAGTAAAAGTGGATCTTCATTCTTTCTCTCCTTTTCAGGTAAGGCCCAGCCGCCGCTTGATCTCTTTGGCGTGGGTGCTGGTGAAGCAGAAGAAGGTGCCCTGCTGCTTATTCTCAAGCCAGATAAACTGCTTCGGCTCGTTGTGCTTGGCATTCTCCTTCTCCAGGGCACCGCAGAGGTTCAGGATGCGCTGCATCAGAGCCTGCTGCTTCTTGGTGGGTCCGTCAGGACGGATGTGGGTCTTGCGACCAGGGAAGGCTGTCACTCTATCCTCTGCCTTCTTGAATGCCTCAATAGCATCAGGTCCAAAGCCTTCGGGGTCTTTTTGATCACTCACTGGGGCCTCCTATGAACTGTCCGTTCATGAATACTTCGTTAAAAACTGTCTTCAGTTTACCCAACGGGCAAACCAGTAATGAGTCGGTACGATGGAGCTTTGCATGTGGTTCAATTCGGGTCAGTGCGACATGCTCTCCGTCCCACAGCTCCACCTCCTCAGTCTCCGCGCAGAAGAACAGGAAGAAGGATGGCTTCTTGATCCTGTTCCACATCTTGTGCGAAACCGCCTGATGGGCCTCGACGGCGTTGCCCAAGCAAGACGCCAGCGACTCCTTCTTGAAGCTGGACTTTGCTTCCACCAGCCAGACCCCCATCTCGGTGGCTACCTGGAAGTCAGCCGGTTGCGGGGGCAGCAAGTTACCCCCGGCTGACTTGGTGTCGTAGTACCGCTTGAACCAGAGTCTGTAGTTGCTGTCCTTCTTGATCGTATCCAACGCTGTCTGGATCTTGCTCTCGAAGTGAGCCCCCAACACATGGCCCTTGTTGTTCATGCTGCGGTAGACTTCTTTCACGGCTTGTCCTCCTTCTCTATCTTGGCATGCAGCTCCTTCACTTCCCGATAGGCCGCGCTGACTATCTTCGACAGGAACACAAAGAGAATGCCGAGAGTCAACCAAGCTGGGATCGTTGCCCAGGCTGGAAGCTCAACCTCGTAGTAGGTGTAGAACATGAGCCAGACCAGTGCCACTAAAAGGGCCAGTGCCGCAAAGAACACAGCCGTGTACTTCCCGGTCCTTATCTGCAGGGGCGTGTAGTTAGCGCCCACCGGCTAAGGCCTCTGCTTTCAGTGCAGCGTAAGCGATGCTGTCTTCTGCGCTGTCCCGATGATAGTCATTACGCGCCCACTGCCTGACGTCTTTCAGGATCTGCTGTATCAGCCAGCCCTCGGCCTCTGTCAGATCACGCCCGGTGATAGTGTTGAAGATATCTATCGTCTTGCCCATGCTGCGCTCACCTTCAGGGCTGTCGTAGGTGGAGGCCCGGTCAAGCATGTGCTGGAAAGCAGCATGCAGCATCCCAGGCGCACTATCCACAGGCATCTCTGTGAATTCAGAGATAGGGGCTGTGGGGGGTTTTCCAGGAGCCCCATTGGCCAGCACATCTTCTGCACTGTTACGGGTGGTTATCTCTCTCGGCTCTGTCATTACATTCTCCTCGTTACTGGCATGTGGTTCATCATGTAGAAGTGAGCCTCTTTGGCTCTACGTTGGTTGTAGTATTCGTTGTTGATCTCG